CGACGAGAAGTTGCTGGGCCGTGCCAAGGGCGCTTTCCTGCAGCAATACTTTGTATGTATGAACCGCGATTTCGGCGAGTGGCTGCCACGCCCTGGCGCCCTGCCACGGGTCATGGAGCGCATCAAGCCGGCGACCTACGTTCTGGAGCCAGGCGAGTACAAGGACAAGCTGCCGCCGCTTCATGTGACCGAGATGCGCAGCGACATGCCCGACCGCGCGCCTTACGAGAAGATGCGGAAGGACTGCTTGGTCGAGCTGGGCGGGGCCGAGATCACGGCGCTGTCCGCTGCCGCGGTCACGACCAAGCTACAGCAGATGGCTGGCGGCTGGGTCTATGACACCGTATCGGAAGCGTCCGACAAGGCAGGCGTCTTCAAGTCGTACAAGCACGCGCATTGGTTCTCAACGCATCGCTTTGATATGCTGGACGAAATCCTCGACGGCAACCAGCAGGACAACACCATAGTGGTGTATAATTTCGTCGAAGAACTGGCGAAACTGAAAACGCTATACCCGCACCTCTGGACGCTGGACGATGGCCCTGACGTCGTCAAGCAATGGAACGACGGCAAGATCAAGCTGCTGGCGGTCCACCCCAAGTCAGCCGGCCACGGCCTCAACCTTCAGTATGGCGGCAACAAGATGGTGTTCCTGTCGCTCCCGTGGTCGCTGGAACTTTTTGAGCAGACGGTTGGACGCATCCATCGCAGCGGCCAGGCGCATGACGTGTGGGTCTATATTCTGTTGACAAACAAGACTATTGACGAACGTATATGGGCGGCTCTTGCCGACAAACGCGCAATGTCAGATATTGCCTTGGAGGAGTTGAAAGCGTGAACTGGTTTGAATTGAACGCCATCCTGCCTTTGAAGACCGAGGCGCAGGTTCTGGCAATGCTGACCGAGGAGGTCGAGCAGCACAAGCGCCCGACCTATGTCGTGCGGCTGCACCAACGCTATACTGCACTGCGAGCGCAACGGGAACGCAAGGAACTGCTGGAGAAGATAAATGACTGACATTTTGAACGAACGCGAGAAGACGCACGGCGCTTACGCCAGCACGGCAGCGATGGCGCAGATGCTCAAGGACTGCATGAAGAACAGCCAGAATTGGCTGACGATGGACGACACGCAGCGCGAGGCGCTCGACCTGATCGCCACCAAGATAGCCAGGATCTTGTCAGGAAACCCGCGGGAAAAAGATCATTGGGTCGATGTGGCGGGCTATGCCAACTTGATTGTGCGTGATCTTACACCACTGGCTGACCGCGAAACCAAGCCGAGCCATTGATGACGCGGCAGAACTCCGGTTCCAGCACCATGCCGCTCTCGGCAAAATGCAGTACGACAAAACCTTGTGACCAGTTTACCGGGTTGTCTTCGGCGTAGGCGTACTTGTCGTTGTCCGGGCCAAAGTCCGACAGTGTGCCAGTCTCGACGCCCCAGCGCAAGCCATTATAGTCGGCAAACATGGTGGCTTGCAGCCTGTGCGTGTGGCCGGTCACGACCGTCTTGCCGCCCTTCAGTGTGTTGTTGTAGCCACCATGAACACCCTGATGAATACGATGCTTGACGACCGTGTTGTCGTTGAGCCAGATCGACCAGCAGAACTGCCACGCCGGGAAATGGTCCACGATGTCGAAGCCTTGGACCTTGATGTAGTCCGGTGCTGTCTGTGCCAACCGCGAGGTGAACCGGCTGTCATGGTTGCCCGCACACCAGATCAGGTTAGCCCCCGGCGGTGCCACGCTCTCGATCTCGGCGTGACGCTCTTTGACCGCCTCCAGCTCTTCGGCAACGGTCGGGAACTGCGCCCAACCTCCAGGCAAATGCCGGCTGATCCGTGCACCGTCGAAGCTGTCGCCGTTCATGATGACCATCGACGGCTGCAGTTCCTTGATGAGCTGGATCATGGCGCCGAACGCCACAGACCGCTCTCCGGGCCAGAAGTGGCCGTCCGAGCCTACGATGACACAACCGCGCGCGTTTTCCTTGATGGCGCGGAACCCGTGCTTTGGCACGGCATTCTGCTGGCGCAGCAGCGACTTGTGAGCGTCTGTTTCAAGAATAATACCGCGCGTCTGTTCGAACTTGACGCGCCGATCATAGACACTGCGGATGCCTATCTTCAGTTCCTCGGCCACTTTAGCTGGCGATTTATGCTTTGCCCAAGCACGCAAAAAATCCTCGTCGCTTACTCTTTTGTTAGCCATTACGCATCCTCACGTCTAAATCCAACGCGCCACAGCACGTTGGCAATCTGTTTGCCGAGCAGATCAATCTTGTCTTCGGGTACTTCTGGCAGGACGATATGCCCTACCTCGTGCGATGCTACCTCCAGTAGCGTGCGCTCATCCATGCGGGGATCAAGTTCAATCCGATGCTCGTCGGTGTATGCCCACCCCCAAGCAGTGCTGAGTTTTTTCCACTCAATTGCAATGCGCTTGGGACGCTTGGACATTTTACTCACATCGCTTCTTACGGTAATTCCACTTGCCGTTACGCCGCTGGCAGTCACGCCAAGCGGCTTCTTCCTCTGGCGGCATACGTTTAAGTACGATAGGTAACAGCGCCTTGACGACTGCCGTCAGCATGCCCAACCAAAATGTCGGGCGTTGGGCAACGAGAAAGCCGCCAGCGCCAATCCCGATCAACAGGACGACGATGGCGGCGATTTCGATCCAGCTCACGCTGCCTTCTTGGCCCAGATCGACCAGCCGGCGGCGAAGATAACACCGACGGCGCCGATGATTTCGTTAAGCACGGCAGCGTCTGCGATGCCCTTACCGGCCAGATAGCCAGCGCCGCCAGCCAGAACGGCGCGGATGACGCCCCATACCATGTCCTTTGTCATGCACGTTTCTCCTTTTTGGTGCCTGGGTACTTGTCCCATGGCAGTTGGTAGTGCGGCCCGTCCTTGAACGTGGCCCAGTCGCCGCCCCATTCGAGCGGAACCTTCTCCTTCTTGGCCGCCGCCTTCATGGCAACGGCCAGCTTGTCATACAGCGGCCAGTCCCAGCGCACCTGATCCTTGACGACCGCGGCCAGATCGACGGCGTGAGAGTAGCCATTGGCTGCCGGAATGTGGCGCGAACGCAGGGTCTTGGACGCGCCCTTGGCCTTGAGGGTCTTCTGCTCTTCCAAAGTACGGACGCCGCAGGTGACGATGAAGCCTGTCTCCTTGTCCTTCCAGTCGTCAGCGCAGCGGAACACAACCCGCACCAAGTCGGGATGGACACCGCGCAGGCGTGCCAGAGAGGACGTGCTGAGCTTCACGGCTTGTCGGCCTTGTCGTTCAGCCGGTCGAAGATCGTCCCCAGCGTCTTGTCGATCTGCTGGAAGCCCGCCCGGATGTCCATCTTGACCTCGGCAATCGCCGTCTTGAAGTCGTCCTTCTGGACGTAGTTCAGCGGGATGCTGCGCACGTCATCATCAAGCCTGTCAATCGCGTTATATATGCGGGTCAAGATCCAGCCTCCGAATACGCCCGCTGCGCCAAACGCCAGATTGAAAAGCACTTGATAATCCACGGCACGTTACCTCGCCATTGCGTTGCGATTTTCTTCAGTCATAGCATTCGGCGCTGTTACCACAGGAGCGCGTTTTGCCGCACGGGTCAATGGGCCAGAAGGGCGACGGGCAGGCGCCGCGCCCGCACCACTGCCAGATCGCCGCATGGCCGTCTCAAGAGCATCGGCAGCCTTGTTGGCGTCCAAAAACTCCAAAGCAATTTCCATCGCCATCTTTTCGTTGATCTTGCCTTCTAGGCGCCGCAGAATTTCGTTGGCAATTGTAGCGACGCGGTCAAGCAAAGGAGGCAAAGAAAACTTGCCTGCTGGTCTGGCTAACTCAGGTGCAGCTTCACTGCCCAACTGCGCTAATTCCTTGACGCGGGCATCGCGAGACAAATCCATCATGACACGATCAACGCGGGCCATTTGCGGTGGAGACAGAACATCAGTCAACTGTTCGTATCGCGGCGTGCCCTCCAGCGCCTGCTTTATAGTGCGTGGGGCCTCACGCACCGCGCCCGCAAACACGCCGGCACGCTGAGTGCCTTCTGGCAACGGGGCCTCCAGCTTCTCACGCAGGAATTTGCCGATATCCATCTGGTTGATCGGCTTGGAACCTTTACGGAAGGCTGCCTGCGCTTCTTTCATTGACGGAATAGCGGCTTCAAGATCGTCCTTGATGTTGGTGAGCTGCTTCTTGATAAACCGGTTGTCTTCCTTGGCCAGCGCCGTTTTCAATCCGTCCAATGTCGAGGCGATTTCCTTAGCATTGGTGCGAGGCACAAGCACGGCGTTGCCGCTTTCGTCCATCTCGCGCTTGACAAGGCCCTTACGAACGCGGCGCAGTTCGGACAGAAGTTGCGGATTGCCAGGACTGGTTTCAATCAAACCGTCAATATAGTCCAGCGTCGGTTGTACATCGACGACATCGCCCGCCATTTCGGCTTCCCGATATAACGGCTCTGCACGCCTAGTGCGCGCGGCTTCAGCCTGCGTACGAATTTCCGGCGTCCGTTCAATTGCGCTTAACTCCGATACGCGCCCGGCCTCTTGCACATCACGGCGGGCCAAAGCCTCTGTCGGCTGCAGTTTGGCGGCTTGTTCGCCCACGGCAGCCACGCGCGGCAATCCAACCTCGGCAGTTGCCTGTGCAAACGTTGGGCGAACACCGGGAATGATTTCGGCTTCAGGCGCCCGTGCGGCGCGGATCAGTTCAGCACCTCGGCCTTCTGCAATATCACGATAAAACGCCGTCTTGGGGTCGATAACGTCGCGCATCTTGTTGATGGTTGCAGACGTCACTTTGCGCGCAGTCTTGGCGCCCGGCACCTTGGCAGGCAGCAGCGACAGCGCAACCTGCATCATGTTGGCGACGTCAGACTTGGGCAATCCGGTAGTCTCAGATAGATAGTCAGCGCCTGCGTCAAGGTTTTCTGCAACAAATGTGACTGCCTGCCGCAGCGCGTTTTCTTGATACTCTGGCGTTTCGGCAACACCTGTCAGACGGCCAATCGGCTGTGCTACGGCGCCCAGCACCCGCTCCTGACTGGCTGCAATGTCTTCAGCCGTCTCACCCGTAACCAGCCCTGCCGCGCGGCGGAACGGGTACGCAATCATCGCTGCAGTGCCGGGGATAGCCTCGGCCAGAATGTCAGCCGTAGACGCCGCGCCGCGCAGCACCTGCTGACCAAAACTGGCCTCAGGTACCGACGTTTCTACTGTCGGCGCCGGCTTCGGCGCGGTCAATTTTTGAACGTCGTAACCTTTAGCTTTCAGCTTGTTAAGAAGCTGTTGCTTGGTCGTGCCTTCAGGAACGTTTTTGATGACCGTACCATTTGGAAGCCGAACATCCATTTTCAGTCTCCAAGATCACCAAAATCAATTACGCCCGGCGCTTCTTCAATGCCTGCGCCACCTTCGCCTGCATACTCAAACTGATCTTTGTACTTACGGAACAAGCGCACGATTTCCTTGGCTGCTGCTCGCTTGACGCTGGCCGGAACATTAGGGTTGGCCAGATTGCCGGCGGCGTCCTTATATGACTGCACGTCAAAGTTTGACTGCGGGCCTTCAAAACGCGGCACCATCTTGAGAACAAGATCCGCAACTGGGGCCAACTGCGCGGTAGCGGCATATCCTGGCGTACCAACGCCGATTGTGGCTGCGGCGGTATCTACAAGATTGCCAATATAACTGCCCGTAGCTTGGTCAATAAGATTGCCAGGCTGCATGATAGTTTCGACTTCGTTAATGGCCAAATCCAAGTCTTTTGCCCGCTTTTCTTCTTTTAGTCGCGCCTGCGCTTCAGCCGCGGTTTCCTTAGACTGCGCGGCTTCCATCTTTTCCCGCTCAAGCGTAATTTGCGCTTCCTGATACGGCGTCATGCGTTCGCCTGTAACAAGTTGCTGCTCTTCCAACGCCAGCCGGCGCGCGTCTAGCGCTGCGCGCTGCGCTGCCGTCTCAGCCTGCAGGCGCATGTTGGCAGTCGGCTCTACCTGCGCAAGGATTGCGCGGCCATAGTCATCTTGCGCTAACGCGCCGCGCATCACATTCTTGCGCAGGTTAAGGTCAGGAATAGCCCGAAGTTGATCGATCTGCGCACGCGCCATTTCCTGATACTGAGGCGGTACAATGGTAAGCGCGGCGTCCAAGCCAGCGTCCGACGGGTCTGAAAACGCCGTAGCAATAGCAGGCGCTATAGCTTCAAAAGCGGCGTCCGCTTCAGCTTGTGCTGCTGCTGCCGCGCTCGCCTGCCGTTGCTGTTCTATCTTGTAGATGTTTTCCAAACCGGCTGCGCGGGTCTGCATCATGGCGTTGACGTCCGGCAAATCCGGCGCTTGATAAGACATTGGAATGGCGGCGTTAAGCGGCATGGTTCACCTAATAGATAGATGTGGACGGCGTGATAGACTGAAGATAGTTTATGTACGGCTGGTTAGCGTAATACGATCCAATACCTTGCGCCGCCTGCCCGATGCCGCCAGTGAGCGCATTGATTGCGCCCATCGTGCCGGCAGCCTGCACGTTACCGCGCTGCATTGCAATATCCGCAAGATTTGCGGCGCTTGTGCCTACATTCGCCGCTTGACCGGCAGCCGCCGACTGCCCAATACCCGTAAGGTACTCATACGGCCCCAATCGAGCAGCGCGTTCAGACAGGTAGCGGCTGAAGGCGTTCTGGTACTCCTGGCTCGCCAGATCCTGACCGTAGCCCGTAATGCCCTTCAGCGTAGTGCCTGACTGCAGCAGCCCGCGGGCAGCAGCCGACCGCTCCAGCGCCTTGATGCCCTCGGCCATGCGGAACTGGTAGCCGGGGTCAGCCTGAAACTGCTGCATTCCAAACGTCTGATAAGGCGCCAGCTTCTGGTATTCGGCCAGCGCGTTCTTGCCTGCCTCGACATAAGGCTTGGCCAGTTCGGTCTGGGCAGCCAACGCCGCTTGCTGTGCGCGGGCAGCCTTCTTGGCGGCGTCCTTCTGGGCGTCTGCAGCCTTGCTGGCACCATAAGCTCCAACGGCCGCGCTGCCTATGGCGCCGATGGCCCCGATAGCCGCTACAACAGGTGCTGGCATGTCAAAACTCCTTCAGATAGTCGTCGAGCTTCTCACCATACAGGTGCATCACCGTCATGGCGTCTTTCATAGCAGTTGCGTGGCCTTTCGTCAAAAGGACAACCAACAGGATCAAATCGTAATAGCCTGCCCGCCAGACATAGGACCGGGCGTCTGCCTCGCCAGCCCGCTCGGCGTCGTCCGACGCCTGCCACTTCAAAACCAGCATGGCCAGCCCGATCTGGAGGGCGGCGGCGTTGGCCAGATAGAACGGGTTGGCCGGCATGGTCACAAGCGACGCCCAGATGGCTGCGTTCAGATCCGGGCGCTTGACCTTGTCGCCGTCAGCCACATCGTCCAGCGTCTGGATCATCTGCCAGACGTCCAGCAGCCAGGCTGACGCTTCCGGTGGCAGCTCCAGCGTCTGGAAGTGGGCGGCGAGCGACTGACCGGCCTCGTCCACTATGTCACCTCACGGCCTGAGACGCGGATGTTGATAGCTGACGCCGTACCGGCGATGGTCGAGATGAACCCGCTGGGCGCCAGCACATGCCCGACCAGTTCAGGGAACGTGTAGGTTTCAGCCGGCTGCAGCGTCTTGGTCTTGACGATCAGATTGTCGTTACCCGCGCTGCCGCCGCTCGTGATCAGGTTGACGCTGATCGTTGCGGCGCTGGCCGAGTAGTTGGTGGCCGTGAACTTGTCGATGATGGCCGTGACGCCCGACGCCGTGTACTGGGTCGTCTGGCTGTTCTCAGCAGTCTTGGCTGGGACAAGTACTTTGACTGTGACGGTCATTATTGAACCCCTTCAATGTTATTGGTAACGGTCAGGATTATTGACGGTATGGCGGGATAAAACGCCGATGCAGGGAAAGTGTCCATCTGCACAGTTGTATCGTTAACGGCAAACATGAACTCAACGTAATCGCCCGCCTTCAGGTCAAAAAAGTACCCGACCGTAACCAATTGTTCGGCATTGTTACCTTGAATTTGTACTTGGCTGTTGCTGTTCGGAACATCGACGCCGTTGATACGGGGCCATACCCAGAAAATACCTGTGCCGCCGCTGGTCTTGTCAAGTTGAATGCTGAACAAAAAGTTGTAAATAGCAGGCTCGTCTACATACACTCGCGAGGTGGGCGAACCAATGTAAACGCCATTGCTTATTTCTGTGGTGTTGTACGTGATTGCAACCGGTGTGTTGATAGCCCCTGCCACCTGCGTTGTGGTGTCTAAGAACTGACCATACCGCGACCGCTTGAACTCGCGAGGCGGCGGCGTTACTTGCAGCGCCTGAACCTGTTTTTGAAGCTCTGCAATCTGCTCAACTACGCCTTCGTTTGATGGCTGCAGAACCGCGCCGATGTTCTTTATGAACGCGGTCACGTCATCAATCGTCAGCGATGGAGGCCCTTTTTGTACGTCTTCAAGCGATGTCGTACTGCTGCCAGTCTGGTCATACAGGCTCAGAAAGAACAGATACCACTCACGCGCGATCAGCCCCGTGCGCGGGTCAGTCAGCGGGACGCGAGGCGGCGTGATGTTGGTAATGTTAGGCATTGGTGCCGCTGGCCTGTAGTTCTGCGCCCATGATGGCGATCTTGACCGGGTCTGTGCCAGACACCTCGTAGACGCGGTCACGAATTTTCAACGTCATGCCAAGACGACGCCAAATCGTGCGGTAACCATACTCTCCGATCTTACCCATGGACCGCCAGTGTTCGTTCGACCAAGTATGACCGCCATCATCTGACCAGCGCAGCATAGCCTGCGGGTCATAGCCGGGCGCTGCCGGATAGCTGGTCGTCGTCAGATAAACCGGCGGCGTAAAATCGTAAGGTGGATTGGGCGCATCGGCAATCGTTTCAAAATTGTCATTGGCCTCGGTCGTAATCGTTTCGCCGCTTTCGGTCACAAGATCATTCTGTGTGTATTCGGCCAGCAAAATGTCGCCGTTTTCAGCCATCAAATCTTCTGCCGTGTAGGCTGGATACTGCTCCAGCCCAACGCCCGTCTCGCAGTCAAGCTGGAGCGAATGCTGGGCTGTGCGTTTCAACGTGTTCTCGCCGGTCGGCAACGCCCGCCACGACCGCAGCCAACGCTGTTCTTCGCCGTTGTAGTCGTATTTGTTCAAGTCAAAAGCGTAGATGTTGCCGTTTTCATAGTCGCCGCCAAGGTTTTCATTGTTATAGAAAACCTGCGCCTGCGCCCGGTAACGGGTCCAAGCATCGCTCCAGCCGGCACGCTCATGCCATGCGCCCGTAGCGGCGTCGTAAACCCATGTTTTGCCAGCAGATGGAAATACCAGAACATAGAACGAGTGGCCGTCCTGCTGGTATGTAAAACCAATGGCATCTGACAGGTTGCCATACTGCTGGATTTGCCACTCTACGGCATGCGTCGACACGCGCTCGCCTTGGTATCCGTTGGCAACATAGACGATGCCTTGACCGCGAAAGTCCTTGCCCAGCCAGTAAATCTGATTGTTCATCTTGGCGGGGCTGTAACGTGCCGCGCAGCCAAGCTCGTTGAATGCGCCCTGCACGCGGACCAGCGGAAAATCGGACAACCCAGCATTGTACCAGACTTCAGTCGAGTTGTTGCCGAACAGCCATACTTGGCGGTGATCAACGATCATGCTGACGATATTGTCGGGGTCGCCTTCAGCACTGGCAAAGTCCAGCGGGTCGACGCTGGTACCGTCCAGCAGCGCCGTCACCCACAGTTTATGGCTGTTGGGCTGGATAAAAACGAAATAACCATCAAGATAATCGACGACGGAGGCGCCGGGATAGTCAGGATCAGTGATCTGGGCGAAGACGCCGGTCGAGGTGTTGTAGATGTAGCCCGCAGGATTTGAAACAATCATAATCTGCGTGCCGTTGTCGGCCATGCTGACAGGGCCAGTACCCGCGACAGTACCTTTGGCAGTGCTTACAAAAGTGCTGCTGACTTGGTAGAATGTGCTGCCAGATACGACGTACAGATACCCGCCATGTTCCCACATGCCTCGGATCGGCCCCGTGCCAATCGTGGCCCGCAAGGTAAACCCAGGAACGCGCTGCAGGAAGGCTGGCTGTTTGCCGCCTTCCGGCACCACTTCAGGATACAGGTTCACCATACGATTGTCCGCAGCGTTTACACTGCGGGCAACGTATGCTGATCCGAGGATAGGCGTCTGCATTGGTTAAGCCAGCGCCGCACCGCGAGCGGAAATCACCCACCAATCGGTGCCAAGGAACTGAAGAATACAGGCGTCTCCTACGGCATTAAACGTAATGGTTGTGTACGCGCCAAGATTGGTTGGTGTTAGAATGCCGGTGTCGGCGCCAGCGGCTTCAGCAACGTAGACAATAGTTTTAATTTGGCCTTCAACGCCGTCAGCCAATGTCAGTGCATTGCCGGTAGCGGTCGAGGTAAATTTGGTAACCGGTTGCGTAATATTAACGGCGCCAGGACCAGACAAGGACTGCACGGCTTCAATAACAGGACCACTAAACGTCTGGTTTCCAGTGAACGTCTGCGCAGCGTCCGTCCGCGCAATAGTTGCGCTGGTAGACGGAAACGTCATCGTCGTGCTGTCAGTGCCTGCCAGCGTCAACGAATGGTTAGCCGTCAGCGTCTTGCCATTTGCAATGGTCAATGTGGCACTGGTTGCAGGCGCAGTGATAGCAACTTTATTGACTGACGTTGCAGTAGCTACACCAAGCACAGGTGTTACAAGCGTAGGGCTGGTGGACAATACAACATTGCCGGTTCCAGTTGAGGTCGTGGTACCTGTACCGCCGCGTGCTACAGTCAGCGTGCCAGTCGTACCGGCCACAATGGGAAGCCCCGAAGCGGAAGCCAAAGACGAAGTGCTGAACAACAACGCATTGGTCAGCTTCTTGGTGATGCCACCTTGTACAATTGGAATTTCGTCCGCTGCTGTAGCAGTCGCGGCGGCAGGAAGTTGGGATATGGCAACAGTTGACATGGTTTACCTCAGTAGTTCCCAGCGAAGATGTTGAACCGCTGACGGGTGCCGACGATGCTGTAAGGCAGCGCCATGATGTCGTCAGGGTTGTTGATACGCTTCAAATTGCGCTTAGACGTCATGGCAATGCGCTGCACCTGCCGAGACGGCTCGACGCCAAACTCAGGGGCCATTTCGCAAGCCAGATTATAGCGGAAACAGCGCAGATAACCGGGCGGAAAAGCTAAATCGGTTGCCAGCGTTGCCGGCTGGGTCAGTTCCTGCACAGAAACAATGTGAAACTCCAGCACCTTGGTCGGCACTGGATACACGTACATCTCAATGTTTGGGTAAGTCATGTTGACCCAAAGCACCTGCGGGTAGGTCGAGGTGACGGTCTTGACCGCAATGCCGTTGTACTGCTGCTGGTTGATCAACTTCAAGCCGTAGGAAATGCCAGAGGCCGGGTCACGAAAATAGGTAGCGTCGTCGATCAACACTGGGCGGCTGCCGACAATGTCGCCGGTCGGGCCAAAAGTCCGGTATCGCTGTCCTGGGGGCCAAGTTTCGACTTGGTCAATAGTTGAAAAGACAGCAAGGCGTTCAGTATTCCAACTGTCTATCATCTGGTTTAGGGCGTTCAGCGCGTCCTGAGATGTCTCGGAAGACGGCGTTTCGCCTTCGGCCAACTGGCCGATCAGCCGCAGAGAACCATTGATGATGTCGCCAGCCGTTGCCATACTACTCGTCCTTTGACGCCCGCGGTCTGCCGCGACGGCGCGGAGCCTCGCTCAAGACATTAACCTCAACCGGCTGCTCTGGCAAGTCGTCCTCAACGTCGTCTATTTCGTTGGGATCATAACGCATCCAGCCGTTCATTTCGTCGTATTGGGCTTCCATCTCCATCGTGGCGACCTTGGTGCCATGCTTGGGATGGAACAGGTAAATCTCGGCCATTATCGTCCTTTGTGTAAAACAGGCGGTCCGAAGACCGCCTGTAGAGTTACGAGGCTACCAACGGAATGGAGAACCAATCCGTAGTATCGTAGGCAACATAGAAGCACGCTGTCTTGGCCGCCATGCTAAAGGCAGTAGACCCAGCAACGCCGTTGATCTTGGCGGAGCCAGGGGCATAGACCTTTAGAACAGCATTGGCTGCGTCATCGTTCTTGATCGCAATGACGCGCCCGGCTGTCGGGGCTGGAAGAACGACACCTTTAGTGGCGTCGGCACCAGTAACCCAACTGAATGATGCTGTTAGAGCCGTGGCGTCAGCGCGGGTAGAACCGGCGGCGGCAGGCTTGGCAACATCAAGGTTAAGCGAAGTCACGCTGGCCGTAGCCCCCGTGATCGCGGCGCCGTCAATCGTACCGCCTGAAATGGTAGCGCCGGTAATAGTCGTACCGGACACCAGCTCAGGATCGGCAAATGCAACGCCAACAGGCTTTGTGTTAGGCATGTTGATCTCCTTGTGGGGTTAGGCCCCCGCCGAAGCGAGGGCCGCGTTGCTTACGAGATGGCGTAGAGCGCCCACGCATTGTCGCCGGTCTTGCGGGCGCGGAAGGCGCGCACGGTACCAGCAGTCGCTGCGATGGTCATCAAGCCCTGAGAACCGCTTGTACCAATCGACCAGCCCGTGTTGGTCGTCATGGTGATGACGCCAGCCGTGGTGGTGTTGATGACGCGGAAGTCAAAGGTCGTGCCGACCTTGGCTGCGTTGAGCGCGGCGTCGACGTCCGAGGCCAGCGGCAGCGTGTAAGCAGCCGTGGTCGTCGGAGTGCCGATGATGATGCCGTTGGTCAACTGAGCCACGGTCAGGGTCGCGCTGTCGGTAGCCGTGGCCGGAGCCGCGGCGACCGAAATCTTGACCTCATTGAGGTTGCCATCATTAAACTGATAGCCACCGCCAACAGAAGGAAGTGCCATGTGATTTATCCTTTCTTTCTAACCTGTTAGCCCCAGAGACGGCAAGCCATCGGAGCGCGGATGACCGAGTAGCCATACAGTACGTCAATACGGCAGGGCATGCGGTCGTTGTTGATGTCGTACTGGCGCACAACACGCATCGAAATGCCGTTGTGAACCTGACGCGAGGCCATATCGACACCGTTCGGAAGCAGCAGGTCCGCAGTAGCGAACGAGATGGCGTCCTTGTGGTAGATCAGGTTCTGCGGATAGGTCGTAGAAGCCGATCCAAGGAACGTGACCGCCGCAGTGGCTTGCGGGAAGCTATCCACAGTAGCCAGTGCGTTTGCCGAGGTGTAGATCGCCGGGCTGATTTTGACGCCAGTGTAAGCGCCAGCGACAGCCGTAGCGGCCTCGGTGACAACAAACTGCTGGAGCGAACCAGTAGACTGACGGGTCTGCGGGTTGACTGCGTACACGTTGGCAATGGTGAACACGTCGCCAACAGCCAGCGTCTGCGTGCCGGTGCCGGTGATGTTCAGCGTAGCCTGACCCTGCGTAGAAACAGTGGTCGTGACAGTGTGCGCGCCAGAACGCGAACCAGTCGTGAACTGCTGGATGGACTGAGACATATTGATCTCTTCGTAGCCCAGCACGCCCTCGCCCATCAGACCGTTACGGAACTGGCGGGAGATGGTGTCCACGGGGTTGAAGAGGCCCTTCATGCCTTCGACTAGACCAGCGTTCGCAGCCGGGTTAACGGTTGCATAACGGTTCGGCATCATGGCAGCGAACTCGTTCAGCTTCTGCTGGCCCTGAAGCAGGACGAGCGAAGTGGCCGGGGTCGTGCCGGGAGTGCCGACGGCGTTGTAGACGTACTTGTAGGCGTTGGCGACGTCAGCGTCGATGGAGGACGCAAGCTGCGAGATACGCGGCTTGAGAACACGATCAGCGAAGTCGTCGAGCTGCATGGTGAGTTCGGCAGACGTGAAGTTCACGCCGATGTGCTTCTGCGAAGCAACAGTCAGGGTCGTGAACTGCTCGTTGTCGTCCTGCACCTGGAGGGCAGCGCCGTCCGTGACCAGAGCGCGGTCGGGCAGACGGATGCGGAGGGTCGAACCGATCTTGGCACCTTCGACAGCGAAGCTATCGTCGTACTGACGGTTCACGTTGCGGGTGATCACCAGATTGTTCTCAAGGATTTCGAGAGCCTTCCTCGTGATCATGTCAATAGTAAGAAGTGAGTTAGCCATTGTTTTTTCCTTGGCTTAGCGTCTGCGTTGTGCCTCCAGCTTCTTGATCTGGCGCAGCCTTTCCTGCTCAATCCACTCTGACGTCGACATGCTCTTCACAGAGCGCGGGTCAGTCGTATCAAAAGCAGGCGCACCGGAGGTGCGGGCCGTCACCGGAGCGATAGGAGCCGGGGCGGTTGAGGTCTTCTTGGCCGGCGGATTTGAAGCAATCTTTGCCTCGATCCTTCCGATTTCCCGTGCCTGCAAGAGCGGGTTAAGGCGCGCAATCCGTTCGGCTTCTTTGGGGTTCGACCCGAGATAGTAGATTACATCGGGACCGATCTCTGAAGCCTGAATGGTTTGCGCCATCGTTTCCGTGACTGGGAGCTTCGGATTGTACGCGATCTGTTCAAAATCGTCGTACTTGGTCCGGGCTTCTTCCTCACGGTCATGATAGGCTTCGAGCGTTGCCGTACGTTCGGCTTCTGCTGCCCGCTGCGCAAGGAGTTCCTGCGCTTTGCGTTCAGCGATGGCCTCGGCGTAGGCTTGCGCGTCTGCGAAGTTGTCGGGCTTCAGCGGTTCCGGCGGAGGGGCCGGAGGCTGGGCCTTGATCTTCTGCGCTTGCTCGCGCTCCCATTTCCGTTGCTCTCTTGCGAGACGTTTGCCGACGATGGCGTCCAGCTCTTCCTGAGTGAAGGTCTTGGGCGCTTCCGTAGGCGTCGGTTCCGGCGTGGAATTGTCAGTGGCGGCAGCAGGCTCAGCCGTGGGGGCCTGTTCCGGCGCGGGCGCACCCGCTAGTTCGTTCTCGGTCATTTAGTAACCTTTCGGCATCCTGGCGTACCCTGCCAGTAGGGTTAGATTTAGCTGGTTAATGACATTGCGTACACTTGAACCGTATAAGTTCCAGACGCCATAGTTAGCTTATATGTGCTTCCCGACTGCGCATACGTTCGTACAGCGGGCGTTCCAGATGCAGTTAACGAACTGATGACATTCACCGTACCAGTTCCAAGACCGCACATAATGAGATCAACAAACCTATTTGTACCGTCGGAACCGTGAACCAAGCATAAGGAAACATAACGAGTAGGCGTCAAAATAGTCGTGGCGGAAGTAGAGACGCTGGTAGTCTGTTGCTGCTGGATATAAACAGTCGAACCACCAGTGAACGTTGCTGTAGTGTACGTCGTGGCATTCGTAGCCCCAGCATTAACAGTCAGTTTATAGCCGGGGTTATTTGTACCAACGCCAAAATTTGCGCTGCTGTTAAAACGCGCGGTTTCAGCGCCGCCAATTGCAATTGCGACTGTGTCTGCAGACGGAAAATAAATTCCCGTATTAGTATCGCCGGTAGTAGTGACAGAGGGTGTGCCTACGGCGCCGGCCGCAAATTCAACCGTTTGACCACCAGTTGTTGTAACAACAGGTTTTCCTTCGACTGCAATTACGCCCGCTGCTGATCGGCTAATGGTAGTGTCATTGACGTCACCCACTTCAAAAGTAGTGGACTGCGTTGCGCCTCCGACAACCAAATTGGTCCCATCTGTAGTCAAATTAGCGCTACTAGACGCAACTTTAGATCCATTCAGGTAAAGAACCCCCGTAGCCGTGCCTGCCGTATAGGGCGCGTCCTGTACATTAGCAACGCTGGCTTTAACCGTAGCGCCTGACTGTACAATCGGCAAAACTTCCGTGCCCGCCAGAGGGGTGGAGGCAGGATTAAGCTGCGAAATCTTTTTGTCGGCCATTATACACTCCTAATTAAGTCATAACGCCAGAGGCATAATTGCCCGTTCCAAAAGTTCCTACGCTAGTGATTTGCGTAGAGTTATAGACAAGTTTATTGCCTGAGCCTGTAGCAACCGCATTTGCATCCAAGCCCGTGCAATTTAGTTCGTTGTATGTGCTGGTGGTGCCGATCAACTGATAGCCCAATGAGAAACCGCTGGCTTTACCTGCCGCAAATATCTGACAATAATTACGCGAACAAGAAGACGCCATTTGAAGCGCCGCGGGTGTCGTTTTACTATAGTTGGTGACATGGTCCAAAAAACGAGAGTTAGTTACGGAGCTAAGCGTAACTGCAATGTCTTCGGCATCTACGATCATAGTCTTAGTTTCTATGTTTGACGCATTGATAGCAACAATTCCGCTACACAAAGCATTGGGCGTGCAGATTGTTTGAAAATCAGTCACTGATACTTGACCGTAGCTATCGGCAAAATACAAGCCCGCAACTACAGTGGCTGCGCCGCCTGCCGGCGCGCAGTACCCGCCATTGATGCTGATAGCTCCATACTTAGTAACATTCTTAACGTAAATGCCTGCAATATTAAACACATCTAAGACGCAAGATGTAATTTGCAAATCCAAAGCGCTGTAATTTTGCGACGTGTTGCTGTCACCTATAATTCCGATACCAAACGCCATATTGTTAAGTTCACAATTTGCAATATACGCATCAGTAAATTTACCGTCTAAATAACACCCAATTCTATTAGCAGGTGCTGAACCTGCGCTAGTAGCATTGCAAGTATCTAAATACAAAGATGCGTTACCGCCTGAAGCGCCGATGTCCGCCGAAATACCGTCGATGTAATACCCGTAAAAAAGATCCGCGCCGCCGCCAGTGCCTGCTGTGCTTCGGAAAGAATAGCAGTCGACAGAGTGCGCTTGTACAGTACCTACATAGTGAAAACCGTAGCTGTGTTCAGCAGCTTTTACTTTTTCAATGTAAGAATACAGCGTGAATTGATTGCGAATACCGGAAGAATTAGACCCCGCAACTGGAGCCGCGTTGCGGGCAACCTGTAGGTTTTGAACAGTGACTTCCGTAAGAAAATCGTTAATTCCGCCTGGAGGTTCGGTATCCGGCCCCATTTGGATAGTAGCGTTTGTACCGCCGCTAACAATCAAACGAGTAGCTGAACCTGTATCATTGCCAAGATAGTTAAAACCTGCGCCGCGCAAAGTACGGGAGCGGGTCTGTAATTTCAGCGTAGAGCTTATATAATAGTCCGAACATTGCAGTTGGGTCACACGGCAAGCGACCACACATGCGGAAATAGCATCTAGACAATCTGCGCCGCCGACAACCGCGCCCCACCACTCAGGGTACCCAACCTCCGTTTTAGCGGGGTCAAAAGCGGCGGCGCCCGTGCCTTGGCAGTTAAAAATTTGATAGAGACCCGCAGATATACCGCCGTTAAACGTGACCGTAACGCCGTTAGGAATGATAAGAGTTGCGCCGTCAGCAAAAGAATATTCAGCGCTCAATGTAATCGAAGCATTGATAACGTAGTTACCTTCGGGAATTTCTATGGTTGTGCCAGTAACATCGGCCAAAGCAAATGCAGCGCGATCATTTGTAACTGCATCGCCTACCGCGCCAAAATCTTTGACGGATACAATCTGGCCTAGTTTGGCTTCGACAGTTGTTGCAACGCTGCTGGTATACGGCGGCGTATAAGTTACTTCACTTGCGTCAATAGGCGGCGCAAAATCGCTGATGGCGTACAGATTGTCATAGGTTGCAATGGTTACGTCGGTGCTGGTTTTTAGTATAAACTTATATTCAGTGCCTACAGTAAGCCAAATTTCGCCGCCTGGCACGCGACCTGCTGCGTCTAAAACAATAGGGTTAGAATGCGAAAAAGCGCCCGAAGAAGACGTGTAGGTGGTTTGCGGCGTCGTAGTGCCTGCAGCGTAGGTGTACAATTTCCCGCCTGTCAATGGCACGCCATCGTCAGTAAAGAACTGAGCGGCTGCGCCGCCAAGCGAAGAAAGATTTACCGCCATCCCATTACTCCAGCAGAAGCAGGCCGCCGTCCTCTTGAACCAAATTTTCCAAGTTTTCAGTCTCAAGATTACCTTGAGCTTGATCGGGGCCATAGCCTGAAAACAACGCCACAATGCTACCGATACCGATAGCCACGCCATTTCGCAACGCCCCTGCAAAACCCATGTTCTATGCCTTATTGATAGGTTTGCAGTAGACAGTGCCGTCCGTCGACACGCGGATCGCGCTCACGCGCCATGGGGCGCCAGTGCTGTCCAGCGGCACAGCAAACGGGATCGGCGTGAAAGGCGGAATTGGCGTGCTGGCAGACGTCGCCACGGCGCCAACGCCGACCTCAATGTAGCACGCCTGATCGGACCAGACAACAACGCCCTGCGGGCCAGGAAGCCAAGTGGACGTATTTCCTGCGGTGCCTGTGTAAGCCACCGAGTAGGCTGGATAATCAGCTTTGGAAAGAGGCTTGAGAAGTTCCATAGTGCTTTCCTTACGCGAGGAATTTGAGCTTGTAAATTGTTGTATAGTACAAACCGACGATTTCGTCGATCACATTCTGGAGCGGCGTGCAGTCCTTGTCGACGACGTCGTACCGGGTCTTCTCGATCTGGTCGGCCTGACGCTCCAAGAACTCCAGCACGTTGTTCGACTTGTCAGCCGACATGAGCGCAATCGGGCCGATCAGGCCGTATTTGCCTTGATACATCTCGGCAAATTTATCTGCCAGATCAATGATTTCATCGTAAAAACCGCCGAGAGCCTGATGCTTGGCATAAGACCGCGTGTTGAGGTGCGCTGAATGCGTAACGTCACGGGCCAAAAACATCATTCCGATAAACTTGTCGCAATTGCTCATACTGGCGCTCCTTCAACGGGCATTTCTGGAGGCAGCGGCATTTCGCGCGGGGCTGGTTCTGGCATGGTGGGCTTGCCTGTTGAGATGTCGCCTGTTTCGATTGCCGCTGCTATGGTTCCCATGACGATGTCCTGTATCTGGTCAGGCGTCATGGCGTTCTGCATGGCGCTGATACGCTTGGTTTCCGCATCATACGCCTTGATCTTGATCTCCTGCGCTTCCATCGACGTCTGCACGTTCTCAATCAAGCCCATGGCCTGGTTGAGTTGCTGCGTCAGCGCCTCGACCATCTGCTCGGCAGACTGGAGTTCCGGCGACTTGTCGTCCTCGGCCAACACCTTGGGATCGAGGATCTTGCGGAAGCGAGCCGCCATCTCCTGCGCACCCGGCCAGTCCATGTTCTTGATGAACAGGTCGCCTGCCACCTGCCAGAGCTGCGGGCTGGTCTGCAGGATGTTGGCCATGGCCTCGACGGCTTCCTGCCGCTTAGTCAGGTAGCTCGGGCCGGTCGTGATGACCACGTCGTAGGTGCCGACGGACGGGTTGTATATCTTCTGTATCACGTTGCCCATCTCGTCGCGGACGGCGCGGACAGGCTCGGGCTGCATGGGGTTGATGCGAGCCATGCCGACCTCACCGTCGACGCCGATGATGCGGGCGATGCGCTCGGTGTCGTAGATCTTGGGGATCAGGTCCACAAGCTGACGGGTGACGTGCCGGATGGCCCGGCCCAGATTGTCAACGAAGTGGTACGTGCCGGTGTCGCCCTCCTGCACGCGGGCGAGGATGGCCCGCCCGGACCGCTCGTTGCCCTGCTGGCCCAGCGAGGCGTTGTACTGGCCAGTCGTGGCCTTGATGTCTTCGGACGCCCCCATCTTGGCCTGTATCAGGCCCGTCTGGGCCAGCGGTGGGGCTGCCCGCTGCGGCAGGGGCAGGATGTTGCCCGCCCCGTCAGTGACGTCCGGGTTGACCTCCAGATACGGCCAGTTGTTGGTGTTGGCCGTCTTCCACTGCATCTCGTAGCCTTCGAACTGGCCGCCATAGCCAATGAAGGGTGCCTTGGGCGCCAAAGCCAGCATCTCGGCTTCCTGGCTGACCCAGTAGTTGTACATGCGCTGGGCGTCCTTGGCGTTGCGCACAAGGCCCGACACGTAGAGCCGTCCGTCGACCTCGAACTCGTTGCCGACGACCCGCACAACAGGTATCCAGTTGCCCGGCCACTCGCGCTCGTCCAGCACCTCGTAGCCGTTGGTCTTGACCCACATGACACGCTTGCGGTCGACCTGACGGGTGCGCAGCGGCTTGCCCAAGGTCAAGGCCAAGAGCTTGTCCTGCGGCGTGTTGGCGAAAGCCGTCACGTTGCCCGGATAGAGGTGCAGCGTAGCCTTCTTGTGGTCGATGTAGAAGTACTCGGCAATGCGAATGGTGTTCTCGCTGAGCCACA